TGTTGGACATGGTCAACATCGTGTTTTTCTTCTTCCGCGACGTGACGTTGAGAATTCTCTTCCGAGACATTGCGGGCTTTTTGCGATAGGTTCGCTTGCGGGTAGTGCGACGGGTGGGGCGTGCGCGAGATTTGCGAGTGGTCCGTCTTCCAGTAGAACGCCTCTTGGCGGCGTAGCGTCGGGACGACATTTTTTGTTGAGGACATTTTGTTGAGGAGTGAGGAGGGAGGACGGGTATTTATACTTCGTACTGTCCCCGTCCCCAGGCTATAATATTAGTTTGCCTGGGAACTTCGTGGTACCACTTCTTGGTCACATGTCTTTTAAATTTCATGCGAAATATGTCCTCCTCACCTACGCACAATGTGGAGAGCTTGACGCTTTCCGAGTTATGGATCGCATTTCAGAACTGGCAGGGGAATGTATCATTGGACGAGAGTCTCACGCTGATGGAGGAATTCACTTGCATTGCTTCGTCGACTTCGGACGGAAGTTTCGAAGTAGAAAAGTTGATGTATTCGATGTGGGAGGTTTCCACCCAAACGTTAGCTGCTCTCGTGGCCATCCGGAAGAGGGCTACGATTACGCAATCAAGGATGGAGACGTTATATGCGGAGGGCTTGCCAGACCCACACCTACGGTGCGAAGTGGAAATGGCTCTACTCATACAAAATGGTCTGAGATTACATCGGCTGAAGATAGAGACGAGTTTTGGAAACTGGTGCACGAGTTGGATCCTAAGAGTGCAGCAACTTCTTTTTCCCAACTTCAGAAATACTGCGATTGGAAATTTGCGCCTCATGTTGCCGCGTATGAGTCACCAACAGGAATTGAGTTCATTGGAGGAGAGATTGACGGTAGAGACGATTGGGTTCTACAATCTGGAATCGGATCTGAGGAACCACTCATAGGTATGTGACGCTGCGCTAGCAAGGAAAACTGTGTTCTAGGTCTTGCCTCAAGTGGGAACTCGGCGCTCGTCCCTCGCTGTACCCTCGCCCCATCCGGCGCTTTCCTGTTCAAGGCTGACATTGTATAGGTCGGGCGCAGTCACTTGTCGTATACGGCGAAAGCCGTACAGGCAAGACATTGTGGGCCCGATCATTAGGCAGCCATATATATTGTGTTGGATTAGTCAGTGGAGATGAGTGTCTCAAAGCCACCGAGGTGGACTATGCCGTATTCGACGACTTGCGGGGAGGTATGACTTACTTCCCCTCATTTAAGGAATGGTTAGGCTGTCAGATGTGGGTCACCGTAAAGTGCCTCTACAGGGAGCCTAAACTTGTTAGGTGGGGCAAGCCCACTATTTACTTGGCAAACAGGGATCCTAGGTTGGACATGTTTGACATTATACCTGGCGGTGAGAAAAAATGGAAGAAAGGATTTTCACAAGAAGACGTAGACTGGTTGGATGCAAATTGTATTTTTGTGGAGATAAACTCCCCTATCTTTCATGCCAGTACATAGTAGAATTGAAGCGTACTTCCATTAAATCACCCGCTGTAGCACCAGTGCCAGCTTGAATGATATCATACACATAGTAATTGCCCATGCCTTGGTTACCAGTAACCGAGCCATAAGTTGTGACCTTGGTTCCACCAGATTCATCATCTGCATAAAGCAGGTTTTTGTTCATACCGTGCCAGAGCTTAAGCTCTTTCACTTGACCATTAGCATTACCCGAGGTAAAGCGGTAAGTTTTGTCGTATTTGACACTAATCTTCCCAGTATCGAGTGGGGCGATAATAGCGTCGTCCCAATCAAGATTGACCGTACCCTTGAAGATTACGTTTTCTTGAGCAGCAACGGTACCAGGCATAGCATTGATCAGCTGATTAAAAGCGAGGCGTTGGAATCCATTGGAAGTCTCGATGAAAGGGTCCACGGGTTGTATAGGGGTGTCTGCAGTAGCAAGGCGTTGAAAGTCAATATCACGGGACGTGAAACAGATACGACGCCAGAACCAGGGTAATCCAGAACTGGTCTGAATGCGGATATTTTCGGCGAGGCCTTTCATATAGCAGAGGGTAGAGGTACGAGTCGCGTCCTCGGAAACAGAACCAATTGTACCAGACAGAGTCAGATCCATATTAGTTGGACACCATAGAAGTTTGCCTCCCGTGGTGGCAGCGATGCGGAGGGCTTGTCGAGCAACAGCAGTACTAGTTCCTGTGCTGGTGGTGTTGGACATGGTCAACATCGTGTTTTTCTTCTTCCGCGACGTGACGTTGAGAATTCTCTTCCGAGACATTGCGGGCTTTTTGCGATAGGTTCGCTTGCGGGTAGTGCGACGGGTGGGGCG